CTACATTAAGAGTTCCTGTCATAGTAGTATTACCTGCTACTGTAAGAGTAGATGCTAAATGTGTTGCACCACCTACAGATAATGTACCACCTACTGAAGCATTACTTGCTATTGTTGCTGTACCACCTATGTTTAAATTACCAGATACAGATGCATTACCTGCAACATCTAATGTGCTTCCTAATGATACAGCACCTGTTATAGTTGTAGTTCCACCTATAGCAACATTACCACTTACTGATACATCATCTTCAAATTCAGCTTTTCCTGTTATATTAGATGTACCACCTATTGATGTATTGCCTGCTACATCTAAAGTACCACCTATTGTTGTGTTACCAGAAACTCTTGCTGTTGTTAAAAATCCTGCTGCACCACTTACTGTAGCTGTACCTAAAATATTTACATTACCACCTATTGAAACTCCTGCTGCAACACTTAATGAACTTTGTAAATGTGTTGCTCCAACAACTGTAGTAGTTCCACTAACATAAAGATTACCACCTACTGTTGCATTACCTACAGATATATTACCACCTATAGACATAGTAACACCTGAAAGATTTGATCCATCACCATAGAAAGCTGAAGCACATACTTTATTTGTTACTTGTAAATCTCCTGCTACAGAAGCATTATTAGTAATACCTAAATTACCTGATACTTCAACAGCACTTGTTGCTATTTTTATAGCAGTATTAGTTCCATCTCCTGTTTGTATTTTTCTTAAAGTACCATCAGCTCCTTCATTGCCAGATGTTTCTACTTGTAATAATTTTTTATATGTCGAATTAATTAATTTATTTGTTAAATCACTCATACTGTACCCCATTTTCTATTATCTAGTCCAGTTGGAACATCATTCCATGTAATATTAGCTGTTTCCCAATAAAGATTTCTACCAGCAATATCAGGTCTAGCATTTTCAATTGTTGGTATATCTCTTACATTAGGTGCTTTATTTTGTGGATGATTCTTTAAATCATAATTACCTTCAAAACATTCAGGACATATTAACATTTGATAACTATTAAGTTTCATAACTCTATGTGGATATACAAATCCACAAGAATCACACATTGCTTTTGCTCTTTTATTTGTAGCCATTATACATATCCTATTTTAGGTTTAAAATATAAACTTGCTCTTTCTTTATCTTCTTCCATAGCATTTTTTAGTTTTTCTTCATAATTTGCTTTTAATAAAGCTATTCTATCCATAGGAACCTTATCTCTTTTTAAAGATAAATAATAAGCTAATCCACAAGTTAATGCTGGTAAAAATCTTACTGGAGCATCAGCATTTTGATCAGCTGATTTATTAACATCTTGTATTTGTCGTATTCCTTCTATAACTAATATATCTGTTGTATTTTCAGGAATAGGATATAAATGAACAACAGGATTTGATAAATCTCTTTTAACTGTATATTGTGTAGGTTTACCTTTTTGTGTTTTATTTGGTGTATTTAAATATTCTTCAAAAGAAAGTCTTTGTAATTCTATATCAGTTGCATCTCTACGAATATTAATTTGTAATGCATCTGTAGTTGAACTACTTAAATCATATGTAGTTACACTTGTAGATACAGTTACTAAAGTAGTATATGTTGTCCATAAAAGAACTCCTCTATTTTGCCAATCATTTAACATTAAATTAATAGATCTTCGAGCAGATTGAGGTTCATGTCCAAGAGTTTGTTCGCCACCTATCATTTCAGTAGCTTCTTGAATTACTTCATCTATGTCTAGACTAAAATTATATGTTCCTGATGTTGCCATTAATATACCTTTTTAATTTTTCTTTTCTTTTATTTTCTTTTTGTTCTTTAAGATAACAATATAATTGTTGTCTTGTCATAACACACCTCCTAATTAAAGTTAGTGCGTT